GAACGCTTCTGGGCCTTGGATGACTTGCGGAAGAACTTGCCAGTAAGGCGTGCGCCTAGCCCGACAGAGAACTCATCCATCATCTTTTCGGCCTCATCACCTGGAACAAGTGCTGGTAGTGAGTCCACAACAATGCAGTCAACGGCACGGTTCTCCATGGCACGGAGAATTAGATCGTAAGCGTGCTCCATAACGTTGGTCTCGACAACCCACAGGCGCTCAAGATCAACTCCGATTGCAGCGGCATACTCTGGTACAAACTCCTCAGCGGCCACCCACATCGCGATCCACTCTGGATCTGCTGCCTGGTTGGCTGCGATGGTCTTGTACGCAAGAGCCGTCTTGCCAGAGGACTCGTCACCGATGATCTCTGACCACTGATTAACTGGCCAACCCCCGCCAAGCATCAGGTCAAACGCAAGGACCCCAGTTGTAATGCGGGGAATCTCCTCTTTGACCATGTTGCCCTGGACAATGATGTCTTCGCCGTACTTCTTGTTAACGGACGAAACGATTGCCTGAATCGTCTCCCATTGCTCGGTTTTCAAGTTGTTCTCCTAATTAGACAGCCCAGTTGGACTGTTCACCCTGTTCATAGATTCCATTCCATCCACACTCAAAGCAGCGTGGGGCAGGGGTTGCACCATTCACCATAGTGCCTTTGGCGCGAGAAAACACATGTCGGCTACCGCATGCTGGGCAAGTCATGCCACCCTCACGACGTGCTGCCTCTCCACCCTTCCAGAGACGCAGCGCCTCACCCATAGTGATGTTCTCTGTGGGTGCCCGGTTCTCATCAAGAACGCGCTGGTTGCCCGATGGCTGTGGGTTCTGCGGGGGAACCTGGGCGGGGGTTTGGGCAGGCACCTGGATACCCCATCTTGTAGGAGGGGTTACCGGAGGTGAAGCCTCTGGTCTAGGGGCAGGGCGCGCCGGTGAATCAGAAAGTCTGCGGGACCACCAGTCACTCATCTTCCTCGTCCTCGTACTCTTCTTCGCTGTCTCCGTCATCAGTAATGATGAAAGTAAGGAGATTAAATATAGCCGATCCCTGTGTCGTGTCAACTTCTCTTGGCGCTGATTCCGGCAGAACAACAAGTTCGTTGTCGACTAAGTGTGACACCAACGCCATACCAAACGAGAGAATTACATTTTTAGTATTTTCTATGTCCTCGTCATCCAGATCGTTGTGTAGTTTTACTACTTCCATCATCCAATCTGTACAGTCCTGAACAGTTTGGAAAATGCCGAGATTAGTTAGGATCAACCAGCGACTGATGGTGTCCATGATCTCGCTCTCCTGAACTTCTTGTGAAGGTACGGAGAAGCCAGCCGACGAAGCAATCCTCTGGCCCTCCATGATGGAGAGGGCCAAGTAAAAGTTTCGCTTGTCGACTGGAGAACTACCCATCTATTTACCTTTGGCTTCCGCCCAGCTGGAGGCTGAGTGGCACGAGACTTTCAGGGGAATACCTTCATATACTACCCCATCGCCCATGGCGGATATTAGGAGTGGTTGAAGCTCGTCTACCTGGTCATCTTTGACCATCACTACTAGCTCATCGTGAACTTGAACTAGTAATTGGGCACCCCTTGAGTTTAGTTCGTTGTACACGTCGATCATTGCTTTCTTACAGATGTCCGCAGCTGATCCCTGTACAACGGCATTTACTGCTTGTCTTTCAGCCCTCGCTCTAAGATCCTGTTTAGTAGAAACAAGGTCAGGAAGGTGCCTACGACGACCAGAAATGGTTCCAACATATCCTTTTGACCTCCCGTCAACTATTACTTGCTGCTTCCACTTTGTAATTCCAGAGAACTGTTTATAATATTGATCAATAACATACTTAGCATGTTCTTCATCAATACCAGTTGTACGGGCCAACTTTTGAGCACCACCACCGTAGGCAGTTAGGAAGTTAACACCCTTACCTAGCTGCCGCTCTTCGGCGGTAACTTCTTCCACTGACTTATTCAAGCACAGTGCGGCAGCACCAGAGTGGATGTCTGCACCTGTTAGGAAAAACTCGCTCATTCGTTTATCGTGCGAGAACATGCACATGACACGAAGTTCGATCTGATCGTAGTCGGCTACCAGTAATTGATAGCCCTCGGGTGCAACAAATAGCCCACGGACGTGGCTTTCGCGTGGGATGTTCTGCAGGTTGGGGTTGCTAGATGACAAGCGGCCAGTGGCAGTTCGGTGTAGATGGAACGACGGGTGTAGTCGACCTGAGTTTAACTTTGGTAATAACTCGTTAACATATGTTGACGCCAACTTCTTGGTCTCAGCCCACTCCAACAACCAAGGAACTACCGGGTGCTTGGACTCAAGTTTACGTAGGGACTCTTCATCCACTGATGCGTTTCCACTGGGAGTGGTCTTTACCGCCTTGAGACCAAGCCCTCCCTCGCGCTTCTTGTTAAACAACAATTGTTGTTTGTGCTTTGTACTATCTGGGTTAAACCCTGGTGGCGCGTAGTCCATCATGCTCAGCTGTATCTCATTGAGCCGAACCTCCAACTCCTTACCTAGCTTGGTCATGGAGCGTTGGTTGACAGGAATGCCGGTGTCCTCCATCTCCATAAGGACCCGTAGCACCTCCATGTCTTGACGTAGGCACGAGAGTAGCTCTGGTACGCGCAGAAGTTTGCGGTACAGCTGACGCCACAAAAGCCATGTCCAGCGAACATCTAGGTGGACGTACCGCAGTGCCTGATTAAAAGAGGTCTCAGTGATCATTGCACCGAGCTTCCCCTCTTTATGGTACGGATTAAACGAGTCAAAGTTATGGGAGATCAGATGTTCGAGGCTGTACTCAGACAGGTTCTCGTTTAGGACATGCTGTAGAAGCATGGTGTCGAAGTAGGGGCCAGGTGGCAACTCGCCACCAAAGTACTTACGAACTGACCTGGTATCGAACTTAACGTTGTGCCCGATCTTGACCACATCGTCAGTAAAAAATATGGGCCGAAGTGCCTCAAAGACTTCTGCCGGAGACAGTTGTGGTGGTGGGGGGCTGTATATGGCTGGCTTGTAGTACTTTGCTTTAGCTTTTGACTCGTTGCCATTCTTTAGTAGAGCGCGATAACCCGGAGGCGGCACGGTAGACCCATCGCCACGTTCAGCGGGTTCCAGGATCGATCCGTTGGGATGACCCATAGGAATAGCCCAGGAGTACCCATCGGTAGCAATACCAATCCAGAAAACGCTGTTTCTCAGCGGATCAAGGGCCAAGGTGTTGCGCCAACGATTAACGATGATCTCTTTTGCCCTAGCCAGTACGTCAGCGTTAGTTGTCTTAAGTGTGGCGAGGTGATCTTGCCACTCTTTTTCGATCCACTGCTGTACGTCGGGGTGACGCTCAATTGAACCAAGGGTCTCTACGTCAAAGGCAAACGCCCCGGTCTGTTGTACTACCTGTACCAGTTCGTGGATTTGCTCTATGGAGGAGACGAAGCAGGGGGCGGTTAAGCCCCCTGCTCCAACAATCTCAGTTGTCACTGGACTCAGCCGTCCAGATCCTCAAGTGCAATCTGCTGGAGATCCTTGCGGGTGGGGATCTGAATAATGTCGGGGCTGTAAGCGTTGCGCTTAAGGCGAGCCACATCGTCAGTTGTAAGGGCGGGCAATCCCCACTCTTCAAGGTCGCGCTCCTTAACCAACTGATGGTTGGTTGCAGATGTGGCTCCCTTGCCGCTGCGTGACACCGCCCAGAAGTGCTTCGACAACGGTCCCTGGCGAGGGTCATTGTGGAAGTTCTTCAGCTGGTCAATAACGCGCGGACCAACTTCGTATGACTTGACTGTCGGCTCGCTGTCGCTGCTCAGAAGAACAACGTTGAACGCAAAGCGTGTCGAAGGGCGGCTACCTGCGTCGCAGAGTGGGCAACCCTTGGGGTCAATGTCAGCAATACACGTAAAGGACTTCTGACCCGAACGCTCAATCCAGTGCTGGCGGTACGAAGCGTACGGCTCGTCCTCCAAGAACTTGATAACGATGGGCTCTTCCATTACGCGGAGGCGCTGAGCGTACGGTGAATCAGCATTCTTTACTGATTCAGCTGCACCCCAACCACGGCGGATGACTCGGGCAGCAGAAGCGGGACGCTCCTGAGCCTCTTCCTCGTCAGCCTCCAGGGGAGCGACGGTGCGGGTAGCACGTACCGGTGCCTCGTCGTCCATGATCTCGTCTTCGTCGTCGTATCTACTCATGTTTATTCCTTAATCGTTGGGCCATTGTGTTTGGATGTGCTGTCTGAAGCCGCCCCAGTTGGCCTTGGCTGGGTCGTCTATCTCATACCGCGACAGCGCGGTAAGTAGAAACTCTACCTGCTCGAGCGTGTAGAGCCTACGTCCTTTGAGGGGTTTTCCAGGAATTTGTTCCTTCTTGGGTGGCTGGGTGCGGTACTTGGCTTTGGGAATCCAGCCCTTCAGTTCCCACATGCGTATTGTTCCCGGCTTACGGCTAAGAGCTTTCGCCACCTCACCGACAGTGAAGAACTGACGAAGCACGCCGTTAACAACCATGGGCTTGGACTTTGCGCCGTTAAAGCGGTCATCGGCCTCTAGCCGATCTACTTTATGTGGTCGGTTCTTTGGAGGTGTCTTGCCTGGAAAATCAGGAAGATTCCCAAACAGTTCAAGTGGGTCACGCGGCATCGTAATCACCATTGCGTAATGCAACAAAGTCTTTTGCATCGGTAAGAGTCATAAAAGACGCCCCAGTGTACTGGTAAACCCCGTGCAACTCAGGCGTCGTAAAATATATCTTATACGAACTCTGAGACCGAACGATGATGTATTCATTCATCGTCTTCGTCGTAGCTCTTCTTGTCTACAACTTTAAAAGCCCAAGTCTCGCGTTCGCTGTATAGATCTTCGAGAACCTTTTCTTTCTCAGGGTTTTCCCAGAAGTGCTTCATTAAAGAGTCTTCGGAGAGAACTTCGACTACTTCCTTAACGTCATCCCAAATGCCTTCTTCCCGTGCCCAACGTTCTGCAGCCACACGATCAAGGTTTCTTGATACTCGGCGTTCATGCTTTACCTGGCTGTCGCCTGCGGAAAGCCACAGATGCCCTTTGTCATCTGGTTTTCCGTGGGTCTTTACTAAGCGAACAAGTTCCTTTTTAAGTTCCTCAGTGCGTGCCGCTACTTTGTCTGAAAACAACTTTGACTTACGGTATTCTTCAACAACAGAAGCAATGATTTCAGGATCTACTTTTTCTGACATTAGACTTGTGACTCCCTTAGAAAAGTTGACAAACTGCTCAACATTATGTCGTACCCGCCTTTGATGTCATGGTGTTTACCATCTACAAAGGCTTCGTTAATAGAGCGTTTCTGTTGAAGCATCTCGTACTGGCGCTCCTCAATCGACCCCTGCATCACGAAGGTAGCAATCGTAACATGGGAAAACGTGGATGACAAACGAATGATACGCGCCTCCCGTTGTTCTAGTTTTCCACTGCTCCATGGAAGATCATATGAGATTAGGTAGTTGGCCATGGGTAAGTCGACACCATAACCACCAGCATCCGACGACAAAAACAGTCGGGTGCTGGGGTCAGTCGAGAACTTCTGCTTAGCTACGTCCTTTTCTTCAGAGTTCATATCACCTGTAAACAAAACACTATTAGTTATCTTTGCTGTGGCTCGTTTAATAAGTTTTAGATTATCTTTGAAGAACGAAAACAAAACGACTTTGTTAACCGGGTCCTCGTCAAGAACCTGTTCGATGTACTCCAGTACCGCGTCGAGCTTTGGTGTACCCATCCCACCTGGCATAAATCCGCGGCTAACGATGGTATCAGCGTAAGCACTTCCTTGATTAGGGCGGTCAGGATCGTTGTACGCAGACGCCGAGTTGATAATTAACTGTGGGTTGTCGCACAGCATCCGAAGAACCAAGAGACGGGACATGATCTGCCCTTGTGCCTCATTTGATTCGGGATCGTTGTAATGCCGCCAAAGATTAAATCCTCCACCGTGCTTGTTGATCACCTGCTGCAGTTGGTGCAGGAGATCGCTGGATACAGTACGGTACAGTTGCGCGCCGGGATCATCGAATGGAACAGGGATTACTTGATGAACAATTCTTGGTAGTTGGTCAGCGATGTCTTCCCGTGTCTTGCGCACCATGCATTCTTGCATGGACGCATGTAGGGCTTTTAGGTTTCGATATCTGGTGGGCTTGCCGAAGTGATCTCTAACGATGAAGGTTCTATCAAACGAATCAAACCGACCAAGTACATCTGGGTCGACAAACTCCATGATTGAAAATAGTTCTTCGGGGCGATTTTCAATTGGTTGTCCGGTAAGGGCAAAACGGTAGTTGACTCGCTTACCAATCTTCTTAATTAGTTTAGAACGTTTACTGACTCGTGACTTGATAATCGTGGCCTCATCCACAACTACGGCTTGAAAATCCACCTTGAGACAGTGAGACATATCTCGTAGAAGTGTCTCAGGGTTAACAATGATGTACTTGGCGGAGATCGTGGCCCGCCATGACTGCTGCCGCTCTTTGGGGGTCCCGGCAATTACGGCAACTCGAGAGTTTGTAAATCGTTCAATCTCTCGCATCCATTGGTACTTCAACGACGCTGGAACAATAACAAGGCACTTGTCTACCTCGTTAGCCTCCATTAGTTGCTCGATAGCCGCAATGGTTGTAACCGTCTTGCCAGCACCCATGACGAGCCCAAGTAGCATCTGCCCGCGGTCGACCATGCGAGAAACTGACTCTTCTTGGTAAGGGTAAAGTTTTCCGTTAAACATCAGGCGACCCAGGGCGGTATTACAGTGGCGGTAGCTAGACCACGTTCTATCTCGTCGTCTGTCATCTCGCCAATATCTTTTGCGGAACACCCATTGTAGTTCCACCAGCGAACACCGCGGCGTGGGGTGTCCATTGCTTTGTAGATGTACTTACTAGCTGCCGCGCCTGCCTCGTCATTATCCATCGCCACGACCACGCGATCTGCCACGTGTGTCAATAGGCGTATTTGCTCAGACGAAACAGTTGCGCCAAA